TGTTGCCGATGTTCACACCGGTCTGCTGCAGGCTGTCGCCAAATCTGGCCACATAAGCACTCAACGTGGAAATGTCACCGGAAATGTCCAGTTCAATGATGGAACAGTCTGCTCCTTCTCCTACCAGTTTGGCATAGGTGGGTATGACGATGCTTTCCGTGACCTTGTATGTGCCCGCAGGAAAATATAGAGTGCGGCGGATCTGTGTGTTGGCCTGTCGGCAATATAATTGATATAGAGCACGATTGATGGCTTCAGTGTCATCTGCCACACCGTCGCCTACAGCACCAAAATCTCGCACGTCAGCAAAATCATCCAGTTTGGCCTGTACCGTGCGAACCACTGGATCCGAAGGAGTGGGTCCAGTTGATACCACATAACCCACTGCACCATCTTCATAGGTGTAGTTGCTCAGCGTGGTGATGTCTGAAAATTCTGTAAGTATCTCGGTGTTGCCAATCACAGGTGCACCCTCTTGCAGAGTACCATTACCTATAAACAGTCTGCGGCTGTCTAGGCACCAGCCCAGTTCAGCACCCGCCAACTGTGGCAGGTTTTCAGTGAGACCTTTGCGATTCGTGATCCTGGATACTTGTACGATGGCCATGTGAGTTTACCTATGTTCCGGGTATTTATGCGGTCAAGTAGTAGAGTTCCAGGCGTTTCCACCACTGCTGTTCCCAGTGATCAAAGTCCTTGGCTTCCAGCACAAATTCTTGATATTCTGGCGGTTTGGTGATGTTGAACTGATCGTCTGTTTCGGGCCGCACACACATCAGGATCACGCCTTTGCGTATGCGGGTACCATACACTTCGTTGTGTGCCAAGGCATAGGCTACCAGTTGCAGTCTGTAATCATCGATCCATTCTGATCGTTTGGGCTTGTTGGTCTGCTTGTAGTCCAGGATAGCCTCTTCGCCAAGATGTATTCCGGCACCGTCCGAAGTACCTGCATAAAGTCCTGGAAAATACAAAGGTATCTCTACGCCCCAGAATTCCGATACGTTCTTGAGGCCCTGATCTATCACTGTCTGGGCCATGACATGACTGGACCAAGCATAGGGATTGGTTCCTGCGGGCTTGATCTCGCCGGTTTTTACATAGTGTTCGAGATAACTGTGCATCCTTGTGCCACGATTTGCGGCTTCGGTAGTAATCTGCTGAGCTTTTTCCACACCCACTCGCTGTTTCCACTCATTGAGAGCTCTGCGACTTTCTTCGGGTTTGGTGCGATCCAATATGGTTGTTACTGAAGGAAGTTTTTTTCCATCAGGAGTAGCGTATAATCGTCGATCATCTTCTGTGACGCGATTCATAGGTTGATAATCAAAACGATGATGGATCAAACTCGGAATGATTCGCCGCAACCGCAGCGGTCCTTTTCATTTTGATTGATAAACTCAAATCCTTCATTGAGTCCACGTTTCTGATAGTCGATGATCATGCCATCTAGATATACGAGATGTTCGGGTTTGACATAGATCCTCACACCCTTGTGATCGAAGTGGGCCACACAGTGTTGCTGGCCCTGTTCTTGATCCACGTACTCAAGTGTGTAGGCTAGACCCGAGCAGCCAGTGGTACGCACCCCCACACTGATACCTAATCCTCGACCCCGACGTGAGATAGCGTGATGTATTTTTTCCGCAGCAATGTCAGTTACTGAGATCATGTTTTTTGCGGTAATCTTCTATGGCAGCCTTGATTGCATCCTCGGCCAAGATTGAGCAGTGTATCTTCACTGGAGGAAGAGCCAACTCTTGTGCAATATCAGTGTTCTTGATAGTAGAAGCTTCTTCAAGACTTTTACCTTTAACCCATTCTGTGACGAGGCTCGAGCTGGCGATAGCAGAACCGCAGCCATATGTTTTAAATCTCGCATCAGTGATTATGCCAGTGGCATCGTCTACTTTTATTTGTAACCGCATCACATCTCCGCACGCGGGGGCTCCCACGGTTCCAGAACCAACTGAGATATCATTTGGATCTAACTTGCCCACGTTTCTGGGATTTTCATAATGGTCAAGCACTGCATTTGAATAAGCCATTTCAGTTCTCCTGTGTTAGATATTGTACGACAGATTTTGAACTAAGTCAAAGGCCTTTTTTGGCGGCACGTTTGGCCATTGAATCCACAGTGGCACGGGCTTGATCCACGGTCATGGTATCTGTCACTGCCTCTGCACCACGGAAGACCACTGTGCCCGTAGCATCGTCACCTTCTACATTGGCTATCAAGTTGTTCAAAGGTGGTTGTTGTATAAGAGTGCGTAGTTGATCAGCAGTGAGGCTGATGCCCATGCCGTGTGCCAGATTTAAGAAGGCCTGGATTGAGATAGTTTTCTTGGCGTCAGTGTCTTGGGCACGACCCAGCATGAACTGGGCCAAGGCTGCCAGTTTACCAGAATCAATTGGGGGTGTCTGAACTTCTGTGATACGCATTATCTGCGTTCACGACCCAGGCTGGCTACAGGTGTTTCTGCTTCGGGTTCTTCTGCGGGCAGATTGGCATCTAAGCTGAGGTCCGCGTCCACTTCTGCAGATTGGTCTGCGGCAGGCATGGCATCAGCGGTCGGCATGGCCGCTGCGTCGGCACCGGGAATCACAGGTGCTTGACCTGTGAGCACACCCTGTGCGGCTTCCACCTGTGCTTTGCCTGCTTGGATGGCTGCCAACAGCGTGGTCAGTGCAGCAGTGACGTCAGCCTGAAATTGTGTGGCCTGTTCTACTCCGGTGTCATTCTTGATGGCATCTGTGAGTGCAGGCAGGTCTTTGAACTGCATCTCTGATACATCTTCCAGCATGCCCTGCAGTTTGTCCACCATGTCTTGTGCGGCCATCACAACCTGGGCCTGCTGCACTTCGCTTTCAGACACCATGCGTTTTTTCTTGGCAGATTCTTTCTTCATGGCAGCGATGGCGGCCATGGTCTTGGTTTCTTCGGGATTAAGAGTCTGACCACTCTGGGCCTTTTTCATCATGGCCTGGGTCTTGGGATCGTTCATGTCCACGGCTATGGCCTGGGCATCCATCTCTGAGAGCCTGTGATTCAGGGCCTGCTCCAGCATGATCAGTTTGAGGTAGTCGGGATTGCGTTCACTAAAATGCCGGCTCACAGAAGATTTGTATTCACGCAGTAGTCCGCGGACCCGGGTCAGCATGTGCCGTGCCTGGCTCTCGCCCAAGGTGTCAAAACTCACACGGTTGCCCATGTGTGTGGCCAGTGTCTTAGCGACTTGATCGGTGGGACGGCGTGCGTCCAGTTCTTGCAGTTTCATTGTTGAATCCTCGTTGTTGCCAATATTTAGCCAGATTTACGCATTTGGTCAATCTCTCATCCACCTGCTGCAGCCGTGATCTCCGTGTGGCGATCTTGGCTTCCACGCTTTCTCGGAGATCTTGAGATCTTATGCGAGCGTTAAGTGTGGATCGAGCACGTATGTCCGCCGTCAGCAGCAGTTTTTGCTGCTCCAGTCGCATGATGTCGGTGCTGAGATGATGCTGTTGATATTTGTCTGCTATGCACCAACTCAGAGCCGTGGGCACGGCAGAAAATTCTCCGCGATCATCGCCGTGCTTGCTCACACGGTAATGACCGTGCTGGGGATCTATTCTATAGCATCCAAAAACTATGAATCCTGTACCATCGGGGATGATGATGTTGCGTTCCAGGGCCAGGAGTTCAGGCTCGATCAACTGCTGTAGCCGGGCCAAGGCCTGGTGTTTTTTCATTTGATCACGTAGGTGGCTAGGAGATAACCGATCATGCCCACCAGCAGGGCTATGAATCCCAGACCCCAGGCCATGATCTGATCTGTGCGTTTTTCCGCCATGCTCTGCACCATATCATGCACTTCTCTGATCACTGTGTTGAGATCCTGGATTTTTCCTTCTACCATTTCCAGTTTGTTTTCCAGGAAGCGATAGCGTTCAGCACACAGTTCCACGTGGGCTTCCAGGCTCTTTTTTTCAATTTCCGTGGTGTCTGCCATGGCCGATCCTTTTGATGTTTTATTTATTCTGAACAGGTAAATGTGATGTTGCGGTCCACGATCAGTGCATCATCCACGCCGGCATTTTCTGTGAGGCCCGTGATCATGGGCACACCCACACAGTCCTGTTTGAGAGCACCCACTGCATCACCTTCAGCAGCCAGAGCCCCGGGCTGTTCCACTGAAAATTCAAACTGCCACAGTCGCAGACCCTGCTGTTCTATGATCACAGGATCAGTGATGTCTGTAGGCAGGGCTCGCAGGCTCAGGACTTGATTGATGGTTTCCCAGTTGCGTTGCTGATTGCGAGCACGATTCCAGGCCTGATCTGTGTCGATCCGATCACCCTGTGCTGTGTCAAAGGGCATGCGGTTCCTGTGGAAATTGTTGCGTACTCCAGTGGCCGTGATGTCAAACTGTGTACGGCAGGTGATACGCTGGGTCATATGTTCAAGGCTACCGAAGTCATGTTTGCTGGCTGGATGCGACAGTTAGCGGCTATCACGATGCGATCACGATCTCCGCGATACTGCACAGCTGAATGTGGTACCCAACTGGGGAACACCACCATCATGCCGGCTTCGGCAGACATGTCTATGCTGGTATTGGCAGTGACCCAGGCCGTACCTGCATCCAGATACATGCTGTTGTTGGGATTGTAGAATCTGTTCACGCCATTCTTGGTGGCCACATCTGTGTCACCGGTTTCCAGATAATAAATGGCCGACCAGGACGAGTTGGGATGCACATGCATGTCATGATAGCCACCATCCTGGGTGATGTGGCACCATGATTCATGTATCTCCACTGACACGTTCATGCCCTTGGGCCAGTATCGGGCATTGGCAGCAGCAGCGGCTTGGAAGAAACAGTTTTTGACCCAGTGGCTAAATGCTTCCACTGCAGGATCTTCAATAGTGACGAAATCAAATCCACTTTCGTACAAGCCTCGCTTGGCATCAGGTGCCACACCACTGGTGCGTTTGGCGGCCTGTTGTTCATAGCACACCCTGCGTAGGTCCGATCGATAACGGTCATGTTCGGCCCATTGGAAGTCATACATCAGCACGGGCCACAAAGGTAATGTTTGCATATGTGGGTATTTAATGGCCAAAAAAAAGCCCGGGCAAAAACCCGGGCTGTTTTTCTACTGCGTGATGGATTACGACAATGCCAGTTTGAAACCAACATTGGTGCTCTGCGAACCAGAAACGTCCACTGAGTTGGTTGTGCCATCTTCTTCAGTGACTGTGACTGTGCCGAGACCAGCGACCACGTTGCCGAGGTCTGTGGCGTTGGCGAAAGCACCCGAAGGATAGATACCATA